TAAGAGCAGAAACTTCAACTGTCTCAGAATTTTCAATATTAGTTTCCTTGTTTTCAGTGTTAACCTCTGTTTCAGATGTTTCAGTAACTTCATTTGTAATTGTATTTACATTTTCAGTTTCAGATGTAGCTATAGATTCGTTTTCTTTAATATCCAAAGTTTTATCCTCCTTTGTTTCAGAATTTTCTATATTAAAGTCATTAGCAATAGCTTCTGACAGTAATAACTCTGGGTCATCTGTGCTTGCTACACAAAGAGTAGTAGCACACTCTCCATATGCAGGGTTTGATGTAGAACCCAAAAGTGCATCAGCCTCAAAAACGTAGTCCTTTAAAATTTTTACATTATCTGTGTATTCTACTTTCTCAGAAAGGATTTCCCATGAGGAATGTAATTTACCTTCTGCAAAAAGTCTTTTAATTGCAGAACATACATTTTTATTTCTTGTCCAAATTCTACTTGTAGCAAATAAACAAGGCGTTTCAACAGCGTTATCATTGATGCTCACAGTGTCTTTTTTAATTTCAACAGATACATTAACACCAATAGGAACTGTACCAAATGTAACATTTCCCTTACTATCAACAGAACATTCATGTCCACCTAAATCGTCTTTGTTTTGAAATTTCTTATACTTTGCTACAACAGGTTGCATTAAAAGAGTCTGTGCTCTTTCTTCTGCCGTATCACTGTTGAGCTGAACTCCGTTTAAATTGGGATAATCGTAATAGCAAAGCCTTCTTGTAAGTTCTATATAAGTTTTATGTTCTGAAAGTTCTATAACATTAGAGGACATCTCATAATTATTCACTATTTTCACCACCCTTCATTCCAAAATCATATATTCCTATCGAAGAGCAATCTTCTTTAGGTAAAATAAAAGGAGTGATGATAATATCACCACTCTCATTTATTTGTATATAGAGTTTTTCACCACAACAAGGGCATTCAAATTCTTTCGTTTTTATTATACTGTTCATCATATTGTTGTTTACCTACTGTATCTACATTATCGCTTTTAGGTCTACCACCTTTGTCATCAACATCTTGTGGTAAAACATCGCCCTTACCAGATGATGTAAATGCAGTAGAACGGGGGAAGAAAATATCGTGGAGCTTTTCATTGTTCTCATTTTCTCTCTTAGCTTTTTCGTCATTGATATCAAGTCCAAGAATAGAGAGTGCTGTTTCCATAGAACAGTTAAAATTGCAATAAAGAAGTTTTGCTAAATCTTGCTTAACGTCCATTTCAAGAAGCTCACTATCAAGAATACTAATAGTAGGAGCAAATTCAGCACTATATCCAGCTTTAACAAGAATATTTCTATACCATTTTTCAATAATAAATTCAAGTTGCTCTGTAATACAATTAATAGTTTTCATAAGCTGGTCTAATGAAATACTTGCAACACTTGCACCTGTTCCATCACTATTCATAAGAAATGATATACCCAATGTAGATAATTCACGATTAACATAATTTGTTACAGTATCACTATCCGTATTTGATGTGTTTGGTTCAACGTATTTGATATCCTTAACATAAGCAGGTGTTGTTACAAGAACAGTTTTTTGCTTAAATGCTTTCATAAGGTTATCGTGTGCAAATGCCTGTTCCTCATAAGAATCTCGATCAGCATTCTCTCCAAGAAGCTTTTCATTAAGTAACTGGACAATAAATTTCTTTGCTTTAGCTTTTGCATTTACCCTATCAGTATCGTCAAATTGCTCCAGCATAAGAGCAGGATATAAAGCTCTGAAAATAGGTGTAATACCATATCGTCTGTTCTGATTATTGAGTCTCATATCTCCAGACCATTCACAATCAAGTTTTGCATACGGGTCTTTGTCAATAAAAGCTTTATAAACTTCTGGAGGATAATTTGCTTTAATTTCTGCTTCAATCTTTTCAAAAAACAAAGCTTTATTATTCTTTGTCTTTTTAATAGTCTTTCTAAGACGGGATTGAAGCTCTTTCATATTTATGAGAATTTGAGGTTCGCCATTTACATCATAATCAGACACTTCTACTACTCCAAGTGGATACCAAGATACATTATAATGCCCGTTACTCATAATACGACAGTATATAATATAATTGCCCTCTATAAAAGCTGTAGGTACAGAATTTTTAATAAGTCTTCTTAGATTGATTTCATCATTAAAAGATGATATTATCTCTTTACACTCATTAAGTTGCGAAAGCTTATTTTTATCCGATATAAAATCTTTATATGATAACCTGTATTCAGAATTGACATTGGTATCAATAACTTCTGCAACTTTACCTATTATCCAGTCTTTATTAACATAAATGCGTACAATTTCATTTATTTTCTTGACCTTGTTTAAATCATTTTGTGGATTTACAGCGAGTCCATCAAGGACTTCTTTGTTTATAATAGGTGTACCTGATGCCAAATCATTAAGATAAGCAGAATACATTTTATTTTCAGCATCATAATTTCGCATTGCTGTTTCGAGCCATTGTTTACCCATTTCAGAGGTAGTAAGAATTACTATATTATCTTCTGGCTTTTCTGATGCTATTATTACATCAAAATTTTCTTCTTTTTCTGATTTATTCAATTACATTTTCACCTACTTTCCTTTAGAAGTCTATTGCTGATACACAAGAGGGGAGAGACGAGAGAGAACGTTTGGTTTTAGGTTTTTGTAGTAAATCTTCACGTCTTAATTTTGCTAAAGCATATGCTCCCATTGCCAAAGTATAAGCCTTATCATCGTGCATTGTATTTTTTTTGTCTTTGGCTAATTCATACTGAACACCCCCATTAGGTGTATCATATCTACACATATATGATGTTTCCACTTTTAACAAATTAATATTTGTTAAAGCAAGTTTCTCATCAAATGATAATTCATATTTTTCAAATTCACCATTTTTCTTATCAAGCATAATATGGTCTTTATTATCATAATCAGTAAACTTAATAAGATTAAGATTAGCCATTTTCTGCAACGCATCATAAATAACCTTTTTATATCCTTGTGGGTCAATCAAATGAACAATAGGCATAGCATTAGTATATGTCTTTCTTGCTGTTTCATATTGCTTATGTTTTGGATCAATAATACCACGGTGTTTAATACCATTCTTGTCAGTCCAGCCTTCCATAAGCTGATCGGCAACAGCACTAATACCACCACCGCCAGAACCTGCGTCAATATAAAACTCTATATTTTCCCACTCAGCAGCTCTCTCGCCGTTATATTTAATCATAAGTTCTTTAATTATCTCTAACTGTTGTGGCATTGGTAAAGGAGTTTTGTTTTTTGAATTTATATCAACCATTGATACCACATTTTCAAGCTGTAACCAATATCCAAATTCCTTGTTATCCATAACTTGAAATATAGATAATACTGAACCATCAAAATTTCGGGCAGGGTCATAACAAAATATAAACTTTTTCTTACCTGTGTCATTAAACAGTAGAGGAGGTCTTACATCTGAGTTACGAATAAGTACGTCCATTTTGACAACGGCATTTTGTCCACCATCTTTACGAAACTTATTAAAAAGTTCTCTATCCGCAAGCTCGGGGTCTTCGTCTACCGCCTTATCAATTTGAGCTTGTGTAAGATGTGATTTGATTTTTTCACCATCAACAGTAGAAAAATTAACTACTGTGTTAGCATTTATATCACAAACAAAATAGTTTCTATCGCCTAAGAACATCTTTTTTGCAAAAGAAACATACTTTTCATAAAAAGGAAAAGTTACATCACCAGCACTCGAAGCATAAAGTAACTGCAACGGCATTTGAATAGGTTCAAAATAATGTACTTTCTCAACGCCAAGTCCAAAACTTGCATCAACATCTGCAAAGTGTTCTGTAGCAGCCATTGCTTCTCGTGTCTGCCAGCTGGTTTCATCATAGTAAACGCTTCCTCTTTTACCTCTTAGGGCATTAAGATTTGTAGAAAGAGTAAGCAAACTTGAATTGTTATATAATTTAAAAAAGTGACCTGCTGGGTTATGTAGAAAACCAGTTTCGCTGTTAGCCGATTTCTCAACTTCAGCTAAAAATATATCAGTAACCGTTTTAAAAGATGGTATCCTTTGTAATGCTAAGTCCTCAATCTTTTTAAAGCAGTCGATTGATTGGCTAAGTGAATTAGTTGAGACGAAAACATTATAATTTGGAATTAACAACATTTTAGTTTGTAAATAAACTGCCGCAAGCGTTGTTTTACCAGTACCTCTGGAACATAACCATAAAGCAAATGGTTTATCCCAAGACTCCATAAAACACCATTTTTGATAATCAATAAGTTTAATCCCAAAAAATTCTTCGGCAAAGCGAACAGGGTCTTTTCTTCCCCAATTTATAATTTTTTCAAATTTCGCATACTCTTCAATTTTTCTTTGACTAAACTCTTGGTCAGTAGTAGGTATATAAATCTCCATTTATTCACCTACTTTTCTTTTTCTTGTTTTCCAAATCAATAACCTTATTCTTTAACATTCTATTTTCCTCAGATAACTCATCAGATTCAGATTGTAATTTACCAATTAACCCACGTTGTTCTTTCAGCATTTCAGCATAATCATTAGCATCTAATGTAAGCTGTTCCATAATGCTTTGATTACTTAAATCTGCTATCTGCTTCATACATTCAGAAGTACGAATATCAAACATATTTACTTTTATCGCTTCATATCCATCAGCAGTCATATCTTTCATCTTTTGTGAAAGAGTGTGTTTTCCTGCACCTTTTTCATCATTGTAAGCAGATGAGAGTTTGTTGTCTTCTGCCAATTTTGAAATACTATCTTGTAGCTGTTTCTTGGTTGCCGATAATTCCTTCAAACGTTTTTCATCAGGCGTAGGAGCAAGAAGTTCTCTGTTTATCATTTCATCAAGTTTTCTAACCTGTAATTGATTTTGAGTAATCTGAATTACGCACTGAATTTTATGACCATCATCCCTTATGCCATCAACATCACAATAACCAGCAAGAATATTAAAACAATATCTTCTATCCGAATCAGTTAAATTACATTCATCAAAAGGGTCATAACCAACAACAGAAATAGCATAATTCATATTCTGTTTGTCCTTTTTACTCCATTTTGATTCAACTTCGTCTTTTACTTCACGTTCAGTTTTTAATAATTCACCATCGGTAATACAGTTTGAGAAGTTTTTATACTGATGCTGTCTCATTTGTAACTGCCTAAGATACAATCCAACATTAAAAAAAGAGTTATTGTTTATAATGCTTTGATATAACATCCCATAAAAGGGAACGTCCAATAAAGCACAGCAAATAATTAAAGCTGTCTTTTCACCATATCTGGGTGTATATTCATCCATCAATGCTTGAACACAATCTTTACAGAACAATACTTTTTTGTCGGTATCATTCCAAACCTTGCTCCATTTACTTGTAAAAAACTCAGTTTCACTTTTGCTTTTACCGCAACAATGACATACAAATTTTGTCTTTTCGACAGGTGGTAGGACTGCCGTTTTAGGTTTTCGGGGCATTATCCCACCTCCAGTTCTTTATTATTTATTTTCATTGCCATTATCTTTTTGGGGTCATCTTCCATTCCTAACACGGAACATCAGACGCAATAAAAGCACCATTTTGTGATGAATGGTGCTTTCTCGGTTTTTAGACGGTTTCCGTAACCCCCTATATAAAACTGCTTCAGGTGCAGTAACCTTTGCGGTTTTTAGTAGTATCCTTCTACAATGGAATAGGTTTATAGTCTCTATTCCGACATTTTGTTTTGTATTGTATGGGTAAACCACTATGTCTTTTAAGGTGTCTGCTGTAAGACGATGTTATTTTATATCAGAAAATCCTTTACTGTTTTCCTGTTTGTTTACACCATCAGCAGAAAAATATTTATCGAAATCATCAACAGCCGAGTTATCGTTGTATATTTTAATCATTTCAACCGACTCCCACTGAAAAAATTCACGAATTACTTCGGCAGGGAGGTTATTTGCCGACAAATTAGAACACACATAATGTCTCAAAGAGTGAAAATAAAAATCTTCTCCGACAATTTCAGAAAATTCATCAGTCCAATTATCAACACTTTCACGCTTAACACAACCATCTTTGCATTTCTTAACAAATACCCATTCTGATTCAATGCCTAATCTTTCTCGTTCAGTTCTCCAAAGGTCGATATATTTATCGACCTTTTTCATTATGTATTTGTTAATCTGCTTGCCTAACTGACCTCTGCCCTTGGCTCTTATCTTGTCAGTTTTATAAAGACAGCCAAATTCAAGATGATTTTCATCAAAATATTCCATTCGCATCTGAAGAAGCTCGGCTTTTCTCATTCCAGAATACGCACAAATAGCTATTGCACAAGCCTTTTCATATTCTTTACGTTCCACAAGAGTATTAAGTAAAAGTTCAACTTGTTCATCTGAAAGAACAGTCTTTTCTCTTACAGCTTCATTAGCAGGTGATTCAATTTTCTTAATAATAGACCTAAAATCTTTATATTCATCTTCATCATCGAGAATATTTTCTATAAAATTACTCATTGAACTTAAAGCAGACTTTACACGGCGAACTCTTTTAGGACTCCAGTGCCATTCATTTATAGCATAATTCTGAAATTTTGCTATTTCACGCTTAGTTAGTTTTATAAAATCTTTGTTATTATTAAAATCAATATTCCACACAAAGAATATATGTAAATCATTCCTATAAGCATTAAGCGTTTTAGGAGAACGGTCAACAGAGGCAAGATACTCCAGAAATTCATTCATAAGCCAAGTATTATTTTCATTGATTTCTGCTATCTTTTCCTCAGTTGTTATGTGGTTATATACTGTTGCTCTTGCCACTCTGTTACTTCCTTTCATTTTTATATCCATTTAATTAATATACGTACTTTAAACATAAGACTATAGTATCTGTTTTAAGCCATTACCCTAAAACAAACATATATTTATAAGACTTAAAAATTGTCAGCTTAATCCCTACAACTATATTTAAAAACCTAAAAATGTCTATTTTGTAATATCTCAATAAATTATCTGCAGATTTTTCTACATTACTAATTTGTGAAAACTATTGTAATTATTATACAAAAGTGATATGCTATAAATAACTTAATTACTAATAACTTGTATATAAACAATCACGATTTTTATACGATATAAAAACTTAAGATTTATTACATTGAAAGGATGAAATGTTTATGTCAGTTAAAGATGGCTTAGAAGTGGCAGAAAAAGCACTTAATGTTGCAAAAGAAGGAAGTGGTTTCATTGATAAACTTTTATCTGCGAATCCAACATATAGAGCCAATAAATTGTTACTTGACGAAATAGAGCATGATCCAAACATGAATCCTATGGAAAAGTATGTCATAATGCGTAATTTGAACAAAATTAAAAAGGAGATTATGAACAACACAAATATTTACAATATTGCAAATTCAATGCTTGGTGGTAAAGGACAATCGTTAGAAAAATTACTTCCAACAGTTGATGACGAATGGCTTGGAATGTATGATAATATTTCTAAGAATGTAACTGATAAGGACATGCAAACTGTTTGGGCAAAAATTCTTGCATCAAAATGCGAGGATGGAAATTCGGTCAGCAAAAAACTTCTTCAAGTTCTTCAAGTTATGAACTCAAAAGATGCGGAAATTTTTTCGTATTTATGTTCACATTCTGTCATGATTTTGAATTCTGACGATGATACAAAATACCCTTTATTCTTTTATCCTAACAAAGATTTATTGGATTATTATAATATAATTTTTTATAATGAAAACTACGTAAACTACAATAATATAAGCAATCTTTCAAATTTAGGATTAATTAATTTTAATGTTTATAACAGATCGAAAATATACAATGGTTCAAATAGAGTGTTTTTTAGCTATTATAGAAAAAAAATATGCATTTTTTTAAAATATGAAGGGATTGAGATTGGGCATATTACTTATACAAGGTGCGGAGCTGAACTTGTAAATTTATTATATGACGGAATGTTAGAAAACAGTGATCCTTTACTATTGGATAAAATAGTTGATTATTATAAAAGCCAAGATTATATCATTGAACAATGTTCTGGTTAATTTTTAAAATATAATTTACATTATATTTTAAATGATAAATGTTTCTCAATAAAACTGTCAAATCCCTTTTTAGTTCTTATTTGATACATATATCTTATTTTTTGTATAGTATTCCACTCATCATTTTTTAAAATAAGTTCTCTTGACAAACGATAACATTCAGTTTTATGATTAAGTATTCCACTGATACTGTGCAGTATTCCGACAATAGGTTCTTTCAGAGCTGAAAACGGTATGAGGATTATTATTATAAACCCCAACCATATCCAAAAGCTACTGAAGATATATTGTAAAACTTCAAGCATAAAATTATCCTTTCAACATTGTTTATTTGTAGTTATCTCAAGCATTTATCATATATCCCGTTCTGTATTAGTGTACAGAACGGGATATTTTTTATTTGTTTTCAGTTAAAAAATAATTCCCACAATTATGTTTGCAATACGACCTTCGCCGTACCTCCATTATCTTCTCCAATATTCAGCCACCAAGACGATAAGGCTGAACTATGAGTAGCGACCCCATAGCTTCTTACCGTAGATTCCTCTCAGAGCTTGTGTGTAATTGGTTATACACAAATTTCACCAGTCATTCAGCATCTAAAATCTTCATTAATTCATAATATTTGCTATTACTTATAAAGAAAAGTTCCAATACTGTCATATGGCTACTTTTACCAGCGACTTACCTTATAGCCTGATTTCTCAGACATCAAAACAGACTGTGTTAGTTTGGATTACCTTAGTGACTTTGCGATTCCACTCGTTAGTATAAGGCTTATTCTTCACAGAAGCGTCTATTACCACAGCGATAAGTTCTGTGCTTTTTGAAGCGATAACTCTTAGCACCACAACTAAATTTGAGGATTTTCCTCTCATCTTGCATACTTTCATAATACAAAGTTGACTTGCTTATAAAACTATCATTCCATAAACATTCATTATAGTCATGTCCCGAAAGGTTGACAACCGTTTTCATCGGGGTTATTGCAAACATAATTCTGAAAATTATCTTCTCAAACCCATTATGGTAGGGTAGAGTTTTACGTCATTCCACCCTCAACTGGACGTACCATTTATTAAAAAGAGTGTTGGTTTCACTTCATATTCGATTTAGCCATTTTGATACACATATCTACTTTGATCTCAGTTGTCCGCAGACAGAACTACTAACAGCAGATTATCGAGAACTGCCAATTTGGGTGCGAGCTTACGACTTGAACGTAAATCTAAGGTTTATGAGACCCTAATCCTACCATTAGACCAACTCGCAATAAAAAGACAGTGAGCCACTATTGCGACCCACCGTCTTAATATTTAATCATTCTTCAATAGAGAAAACAGTTCCAAGACCATCAAGATAATTATACATCTTAGTGCTGATATCAGAAGCTACATAATAGAAATCTGATTCACTACCAAGGTACCTACTAGTTTCATCATTCCAAGCCTTCTCGACCCAAAGTTCAGGAATATTATCGTGCCAAATGACATCAATATAATATTCACCGCCATAGTCGTAGAAATCATAGTCAAGAAGCTGAATATCAATGTCGTCAATATTCATCATTGCCTTTATAATCGGCTTCACAATATCTCCCTGTACTACTACAGACACGTTTAGCTTGCGTTTGACATCATTAAGAATATCCGAAATGAGTGATTCAAGCATAAGATATGTATTATGAGACTTTACCTTTAACATATAATCACCTCAGATTACTTACTTGAAGCAACCGTGTCCTTAAAAGCCTTACCTGCCTTAAAAGCAGGTACATTCTTTTCTGCTATCTCAATAGGCTTTCCTGTGGAGGGATTTACGCCTGTTCTTGCGGCTCTCTTATGCTTTTCAAAAGAACCAAAGCCAACGAAATTGACCTTCTCGCCAGCTGCAACACTATCAACAATAGTATCAAGAATTGCTGTAAGCACCTCATCAATCTGTGCCTTAGAAAGCTCCGAGTGTTCTCTAACCTTTGTAATAAATTCAGCCTTTGTCATATATTTTATATTCCTTTCAAATCAATTAATTTAACTTAATATCATAGTTACATACAAGACCATTTTCATTAATAACAGACAGTACAGTCTCAGGACGTGTATTATATCTATTATCAATAGCGTAGTTGTCAACACCAGACCAACAACCTGCGGAAATGACCTTTGTATTATAAATAGTTTCCATACTGTTCTTGTGGCGATGACCCATATAAATAAGTTTGGGACAAATGCCATACTGCATTGTAAGATTTTGAACTACATTATTGGGAGCATCTTTGTCTCCGTGTACAGCATAAATAGTATTATTTCTTACAGAAAACATAGCAATACTTTCGTCAATATTGTTCTTATGAAAATGAATATTACTTATATTCTGTAGAACAGCCCTCAAATAAGGAATAAGCAGATTGTCTATATTTTCACCCTTTAGACTACTTTCCTTTTTAGGTGTGACCCGACTGTGATTTCCTGGCATAACAAGTACCTCGACATTATTGAAATGCTTAGAAAGTTCAGTCAGAAAATCACTAATATACTGTGTCACAGTAAGAAACTGCTCGATTATATTTTCATTATTTTCACATCGTAAATTCTCATGAATAAGACCGCTTATTACTTCTGAAATAAGTACAGTAATATTTTCAGACTGATGCCTATTCTGTATTTCTATAACTTTGCTAAGACAAGTAACAAACCTATCAGCCAAAATATCAGAATCAAAGTGGTTTAAATAATGATTTACTTCAATTCCACAATGTAGATCAGAAACTACAAGAACCATATCTGTATCAGATTTATAAGACGGAGGAGTAGTATAATTTAATGACTTGGGAGCGTAATCAGATAACATACGCTTTACCATATCAATATACGATTCTTTTCTTGCTTCCTCTCTTATAATGCGATTATATTCATTACGTTCATCACGAAACTTAATACGTTCTTTTTCAAGCTCTTTCCTCTGTTCCTTGATTTCTTCAAGTAGAGAGTTTCCAGTTGTTCCTAAATCAGCCTGACGAAATTTATCATAATTCTGAAATCTATTTCTATATGTATTAGGACGATAATTTGCACCAAGCAAATTGTTTAGAATTTCACAAACATCTTCCCAACTACCAATAATATCTTTATCTCGGCAAATTCTCAGAATCAAAGCATCATCTGTTTCGCCATCAAATCTTTTATAGTCAGTCATTTACACCTCTTATTACAGTTCCTCGCCATAAGAAACTGAAACCTTACAATCAGGCTTACCTACAAAATCCTTAATAAAGTCAGCGAGTACAACAGGCTCTTCCATATCTTCTACCTCGATAGTAATAATGCCATCATCAGTAGAAATCATACCCTTCACGTCACAACTATATTTTCTGTTAACTTTTGAAGCCATTTATCCATATCTCCTTATAATTTATCAACAAGAGTAGCAATCTTACTACGCCAAATATTCTGTAATTGTACATATCCAAAAACATCTTCGCCTGTAAGAATTTCAATTACTCTTGCCATACCGTTATTTATATCAAAAAGTTTTGAATCAACCTGTTCAAAATCACCCTCAACAATTACCTTGGCACCAGAACTTACTCTTGATAAACATATTTTCATAAGGTCAACAGTGGTATTCTCAGCTTCTGTAATGTACAGAATTTCATTATCTCTTATTTCCATACCACGACATTCTGTCATTGGAATAAGTTTAATTTTACCTTGTGCAATATAATTATCTACGGCAAATCTATCTCCGAATTTGGTTATCAATACATTGCCGATATTTGATTGCATCGCCTTGTCTATAAGCGATCCTTGATAATATCCCATCTGTGTTGCTCCACGGACAGGGCAGGGATTAAAAAGTATAACAAGACTATCATATTTACCATTTTCAATAAGATACATAGCACAAACAAGACTTAAAAGGCTCTTTCCGCTTCCTGCCTTACCTGAAATGCAAGTCATTGTATTGTTTAAAATGCTATCCATAACCATACGCTGGTAAATATCTTTGGCTTTAATCTTATCTCCAAAAGCAAGTGTTTTGATAACTTTGTTAAACACATTAGCGTATTTTGTTCCAGTCCATCTGAGAACATCACAGAAGTTACCCTCAGAATCATTGATAACAACGTATTCATTTATATTACAACCAAAGAGATTGTAGCAATTATCCTTATCATAGACCTGTGCCAACTCTTCATCAGTAGGAATAACTACTTTATATCCCTTATACATATCAGATTTATCATCAGTCTTAACACTCTGAGCCTCAAGTCCAAAGTAATTCTTAGCAATAAATCCACAAAGCAAATCTTCTGTATAAAATACAATGTCGTGTTCCTGTGAGTATCTATATGCAGAAGCAATAATCAGATTATCATTTGTAATTTCAAGTTCTTTATCATCAAGACAATTATGATCGTCCTTATTGACTACTATTATTTCAACATCGGGATTATCTTTTAATGCTCGGACAGCAACTCTCGCCCGATATTTTGTCTCACTATCCTTGTTTGCAGAAGTTTTGATATTTTCAAGCTCCTGTAATGTAATACTCGATAGACAAATATCGTTTGCATTTATATCAGATGAATTAGCTAATTCCAGTAGGGAACAAGTATCAAGAAATTTTCTTCCCATATCAAAGCACCTCGTCCAATGAACAATCTACGCCAATAATATAGTCAGTAAAACCATATTTCTTTGCTTCATCAGCATAAGTGTAAAATTCTACACGATAATTTTCGTCATATTCCTTTTCAGTGAGGTTACTGTGTTCAATAACATATTCTTTAATCCTCTGCTCCCGCTTTTCTTGAAATTTAAGCTGGTCTTTACATTTTGCAGAACTATCCCATACAAAATTCTGTCCATCGTGAAGAAGAAAAGTTGCATTTGGCATAGCATAACGCTTATGACCTGCAAGACCAATAAGAAATCCCATACTATACTGATATGCAAGGTTTATCGTATATACTGGCGTTTTACTGCTTAGAATAACATCTATAATTCCAAATCCGTCTATAACAGACCCTCCGACAGATGTACAATATAGTAAAATCGGCTTTCTGTCAGATACAGCAACATCCTTATCTTCAACATTGAATCTCAAAATTTCATAAATTATATCGTGAGCTGAAATAGCTTCAATTTCATCATTAAGATAAATTTTTCTCTCCGAGTGTGAACTCATATCAAACAAATCCATATATTCACAATTTACAGTGAGATTTGCATTTTCCAGAGGTTTCTTAACGTCAATCATATTAAAATTTTCCTTAAAAATAAGTTACTGTCACCCGACAGCCCTATGTTTTACATAGGATATTTGATTTTCATACTGTCCCACAACCGTACCTACTATAGAAAAGGAGATAAAATATATTTTCAGGAGGTATATATTTATGAAAAGAGTTTGTAAAAGGAGATGAACCACAGTGGCTTGTGGATATAGCAGGTAGGGTTCTGGGACAGTAGGGGATAGTTAGTTACTCAGTAATTGACCTTACGTCAGCATTTCTAAGCTTCGCCAAAGCAATAAGATTTCTCTTTTCTTCAACGAGATAATACTTTCCACGACCTGATTTAGTTCTAAGGGTCTTGTGGATTTCTACATTAGGAAGTATTTTTCTGAGTTCCTGTGCTTCAGCTTTTGAAATTGCGATCAAATTTTTAACCACCATTCATAATAAATTTTTGTTTAATTTGTCAATTTACATTTGACTTATTATGTGATAAAGTATATACTGAAATAGTTTTGCTATATCACGAAAAGAAACTTTGATAGATTGATAGATTTTTCTTTCCAATAGGGTATGCAAATTTATTCGTTTTTGCACACAAAAATGCCCACAACCACGCTATTATGCGATTTGTGGGCATAATTTTCAATAAATTGCTAATTCTAAACTCGATTTTTATAATAGTAATTTCTTTTTATCTCATTATCTTTTAGACGTTGACACACATCACATCGAATAGTTTTAGTGTTTTTACTGCCAATCTCAAACTCAACACCACAATCACAACAAGTAATGATTTTAATATTTTGCTTAACATACCCTTGGCATTTAGAACAATACTTTTGATTCTTATGAGTTTTATAAAACCTTTTATGACAGCGAGGGCAATAGCTTAATCCGTCTTCCAAATTCTTTTTTATATTCTCATAAACTTCATCTCCAAATAAGAACCAAAACGCTCTCTTTAACGGAGTATGCCTTTTGCCAAACAAATCAAAAACAATGTTATCAATAATAACCTTTTTATCATAAGGCATATCCAAAATTCTTTGCTTTGCATCATCAAATACCGCTATGTAATTATTATATTTTTTATCATCTAAATTTCTGAAATTAAGAGTTGATGATATTTTTTTATATGTATTTGCAATTTCAGGTATTATTTCAGCATCAGGATTATTCATCAATACCTTGTAATCGAATTTTCCAATGTTCTCTTGCTTAAAATTAAAGTTAAGTTTTTTCTTGGGGAACAGTTTGATAATTCTATCTGTTGTGCAAGAAGAACATCTTTCAACTTGGTCAGATTTTTTATCCTTTGCAAACATGAAGAAATGTGGAACTTTAGCTTTAGTGTAACTGGTTATTATTTTGTTGATATTATCTGGTCTAACAGGTTTGTATAACGTCTTTGCATAATCAATAGTGTAATTTACTTCTGCCACAAGCCACTTTACAACGGTCAACCTTTCATCATCTATTTTACCGCTATTCCAAATTTTTGTTATATCATTGCTTGGAGAACCGATATTACCACCGTTATAAGCAAGTAATAATCCTTTATACAGATTTGACGGCGTTATAGGCTCAGGCGAAGCTTTGCGCATATCATAAAATAATGGCACGATATTTTTCATATTTCTTTCAGCAGCATCAATAAGTGTTCTATTATTAGTCACAAGTAATTTATCACCATCGAAGTCACATTGTACAATCCTTGAAATCAGATCGTGACTGCTAATATAAATTGCCCTTGTGTCAAACCAATCAATATCTGTACAATTTATTCTTATCGGGTGTTCCAAATATAAATGAGGACTTCTCAAACAATCAAGTTTCTCATCATTGCTATACAATTTACAACATACTTCTCCATCTTTTAAAAGTCCCTTTGGATTTTCAACTCCTAAAAACAGCCATTCGCAAAAAGCATATAAATCGGGAATTACAAATGTGTACTTACCCCCCATATCAAAACGTGCTGACCATAAATCTTTTTCTAATTTATTCTTTATTTCTTTAAGAGTATTTCTACAATGTAAATCAGAAAGTAATTCAGGATATATCTCTAAGCACCTCTGAAAACCAGTCTTATCACAATTCCAATCAGTAACGCCAAACACCTTGAGCATCGTCTTTACATCACTTGCCATTTTTTCAATATCTTGAACATTTGATTTTGCAAGCGAATGTATTTCTTCATCAGTCATATCTGAAAGTGTTTGTATCATCTGATAGTTGATTACTGAGTCCGAAATGATATCTTCTTCACGATTACATATTCCAGCAGTACAATGATATTTCTTAAAATTATCCTTATATTCATTCCAATTATCGAAGAATTTCCACATCTTTAATTGACTCTTAGTGAATATAATTTTTATATTTTCTTTTAATATATCGTGTTTTTGTCCGTAAATATCTGTTACCACACCAGTAGCTTTGTTTTCTTTAATAAATCTTACAAAATCAAACTTGGCAAGTAATCCCTTTATCCACGGCAAACGCACCATAAAATTTCTATCTGTTAATTCAGGAAGTATCATACCTACGCCATCAGTTTGAGTAAACTCTAAATCTTTTGTTACTCGTTCAATGTTATAGGTTCTGTCATCAATATAATCCACTGTACCATTGATTATATTCTCAAAATCATCAACAACAATACAGTCATCAATGCTGAAATCTTCCCATAAATCTGTCGCCGAGTTACAAAGAGCTAGATATGCTAAAAACTTGTTGATACAGATAGAACCTTTTTTATTTATTCTGTCAATGCTTAAACCAGCCGTGAGTGAGTTCCAATAAGTATTAAGTAAATCTTCTCTTACAGCAACAAGCTTTTTAGTGCGTATCTGACCTGCCGATGCCGAGAAGAAAGTATACTTATAACCATTCATATAGAATCCATGTTTAACTATGCTTTCAGCAACATCAAAGAAAAACACCTTTACAATAACGATCTCAGTATTAAACTCACGTTCTTTCAGTCCAAAATACCTTGTCAATGAACTATCAAATATAGATACTCGTCTTTTAATTGAAGGATTCCTTTCTTTATCAAACAGTTTATCGTCTCTTGCCGTTCTTGTAATATCAATATTGTTATGTAGTATTTTCTTTAAGTCAGATTTAGCGTTTTTTATGTATTCATTTAAAAAATGCCAAGTATCAACTTTGCCTGCTATTTTAACTTTTTCAGCTGTGTCATACTTAGTTTTTAATTTGTTTTTCAAGTGTCTTGCTTTAAGAAGCCTTTTTTCGATTTCATTTTCTTCATCAGTATAAAAACAAGCCGTATCAAGACCATAAACATAATATAATTTATTTAGTGCCAACTTTTATCATCTCCTAAAATAAAAATCTGTTTTTATCATACATTTGTATTTTCAATTCTTTCTTTAGCTATCTTAAAATATGTATCATCAAGCTCAATACCGATAAACTTACGATTAAGGTTCTTACAAGCCACACCTGTACTACCTGAACCCATACAATTATCAAGAACAGTTTCATTTTCGTTAGTGTAAGTTTTGATTAGATATTCAAGTAATTCGATAGGTTTTTGAGTTGGATGCAGCTTTCCTTTATGTGCAGCATTAGAAAATTCAAGTATATTTGTGGGATAGTAAAGATTATTAAAAGTTTTTAAATTTTTAAATTTGCCATACACCATATCGCCATTGCCTTCACGATGATTATAAGCACCTTTATTTCTGGGCTTTCCACGTTCAACCATTATTGGATAATATACGGGTTTCCCATTAGAAAAAATACTAATTATTTCAGTACGTTTTAACGGTCTTATTTTAGCGTTTAAAAATCCATTAGTTGATTTTTTATCCCAGATCCAATCATATTTCCATTTTTTTATATTACTTATACGTAAATAAGTCGAAAATGGCTCATTTCCAAACAAACAGATAACTCCATTATCTTTGATAATACGATTATATTGTTCCCACAAAGGCTCAAAAGGAATTACAGTATCCCACTTGCAAGCAGTCGTTCCATAAGGTAAGTCGCATAAAATCATATCTATCGACTTATCAGGTATATCTTTCATAAGTTCAAGACAGTCACCATGCCAAAGTTCTATATCATTCATATTTTGTCACCTTCCTTACTACTCTGTATCAGCTCCCACAAATCTTCCAATGTTTCAGAAGGTACAACATTATTATTTACATCAGTGACTTCCATATCTTCCTTAGTTCCCCATTCTTTCTCATATATGTACCACTCTATCCAATATTCATTATCACCGATAATTTCAGAAATAGTCTTTATAATAGGGAACAATGATATATCATCAATAAATCTATCACTAACGTCTCCAAATAACTCATTAAGTTTGTCATATATACTTTCCAATGAGTAGTATCTTTCCTTTATAATAGTCATAAGTTTTATAAATTTCTCTTTATTCATTTTTATTATCTCCTTTATAAGAATATAAAATCTGAATGAGAAATTAAACACGTTATATTTTACATACAAACTTTATCTTTAAACAGTTACTATGCCAATATCCCCATTCAGATTTTATTATTTATATGTATTTAACAGTCATAACCCATTTCTTTGGCTTTTCTGCGAGATTCAGCTCTTTTATCAGCTTTCAGTTTTAATTCAGCACAACCACATTCAGGAATCCAAGCTTCTATGTAATCAATAACTCTTTGATAATCACCCTTTTTAGTACGAGCAATTTTACTTCCAAGACCTGCGTGAGAACGTGTGTCAGCATAAAGTCTCTGAATAAAAATTTTCATATATTTAGAGATATCATCATTATTGTAACTGAGAATATAGCATACTCTTTTCCTTGCTGATTCAATTATAGTTTCTTGCTGTGTAGTAGTAATTTCCTCATTTAGTTTAAGCTGTGTCATATCTCCTTTGAGTGTGTCAATATCACTTCTAACAGCATTTATCGAGTTAGTTACAATACCAAGCTGTTGTGAAATTTGACTTGTAGTCATTGCATTTTGACCTACAATATTCATAAGCGTCTGCATATCATAATTACTATTTACAGTTGAATTAACTATTGCTTCCATAATTTTTCTCCTTTAATTTTAATCAATGTTCTTTAAAATGTTTTCTGCCCAAGCTTTAACTAATGTTACAGCTTTTATATATGCTTTTCTCTCAGATGTGGGTAACTGCTTAATTTTATCACTTAAATAAGCAAGACCACCCACATCTTTAATAAATGTGTCTACCTTTGCACAGAAAAAGATGGCATCATCAATAATTTTATTCTCAACCTTTTTCTGTATACTCTGTTCTTTTTCAATTCTAATCTGTTCCTTTAAAGCACTTAATTCTTTGTGTTTAGCATCAAGCTCAGAACGAAGCTGTTGATTATCTTTTGCACGTTCACGATTAAGTTTAACCAAATCATCGTAATCGGCAGGTTTAACTTCAATTGTTTCGGTAGGGCGATTGGCAAGCTCAGTTTCAAGTGACTGTATCTTCGCCTTGAGTTCATCAACACGCTTCATTTTGGTTTCATATCCAGCGATTTGGTTCTCCTGAGATTTTATTTTCTCGACATATGTATTGACTTGATCCTGAGTCAGAGTCGTATCAACTGGCAGCGACTTTACGAGTTCTTTCTGCTCATAAGGTGAGAGCTTTGTAAGGATTTTGCTTGCCGTGGTTTTGGTGAAAACACCAGTGTCGAGAAGCTCTTTGATTTCGGGAGTGAGTTTACTTTCAATGGCAAGCATTTCTCGAAGCGTTCTTGGAGATACGCCTAACTGTTCAGCGATTTCGTCTTGCGATAAAATGGACTGGCGATTATCGCCACTCCTCTTGTATTGATTATCTCCGTGCTTTCCTCCGCACAACGCTACATATTCTGTTGCAATTTTTCTTTGCTTTGCGTCATCATTTTTTGTACGCCCGAAATTCGCTGCAAGCAAAAGTTTTAACTTTTCGTTCTCGTCTGTGAGGTCATCACGAATCATAATAGGGACAAGATCAATGTCAAGCTCCTTACAAGCCTTTAATCTCTGATGACCACTGATAACTGTCATATCTGGTGATACAAGGACGGGGGAGAGAATGCCATCCTGCGAGATGGACTGCTTGAATTGTTCATACTCTTTGCCTTGAATATCATCGAAGAACTCAGCATTTCGAGGGTGAACCTTTAATATGTTGGTTGATACATAAATTATTTCTTTACTCATATCAAACACCTTTCTGATATTTTTTTATTGAATGAATAAAGAAAATATCAATATCAATATTTCATAGACTAATTTACCTACTAAAGTATCACATATCAATATTTTCTTTGTTTGTGTGATGATTTTAATCTAAATTGCCATAAAACTACTCATTTGATTTATTTCTCTGTGATCCTGCTCTAAGCTTAGCAAGATGCTCTTCAGATATAACACGTTTTTCTCTAATCTTAGTCAAGTCTCTAAATGAAATTGGCTTCTTGTCTGTAGATTTAAATGTTGCACTTTGAACTGTTCCGTCTGAAACAAGTATGCCTTCAGATGTCTGTTCCCACCCACGTTTCTTTAAAGCATTAATATACTTGGCAATGTTGGTATCGACCTCCCAAACCCACCTATCATTTTCATCAAGTGTCAGACTAATATGTAATTCTCTTTCTTCAGCGAGAGGACGTTCTGTTACTTTATAAGTTATCATTCTTATTATCTCCTTCTGATTTGCCAGCGTTTATGTATTTGCATTTCAGACCAATAATACCATCACCTTGATATGCAGCTTCAATATTATCAACATATTTTAGTATATCCCACATATGTTTTAACTTAAATACATATACCATTTTACCCTTATGTAATTCTGAAATGCAGTCATTAATGAATGAAACATAATAATTATCTAATGTAGTCACTTTATCATTTGTAGCACCCTGATATGTACAAATGCGTTTAAGTTTTTTATCTTTGCTTTTAACCATGTTTAATTCAAAATATGCAATTGCATCATTTAAAAACGTGTCCATATTGTTAGGAATAAACCCACCACACCTAGGATTTGGCATACTATGACGAGCAAAGCAGCAGCTATAATTCATAGTACAGTGACTACACCGATAAGGAATAGCATATTTATTTATGTCGTGGTTAATATTCATTTTTGCAATCACCTCACTTTCTGCAAGGAAAGCATTAGCTGTTTCAATGAAGCATTGTTGATTATAGGTTCATCAGCAATAGTAGATTTCATTTTAATCATTCTCCTTTATAAGTGTCTCGCCACTCACATCTCACTCAGACCCACATCCCCACATCGCCCATATCCTCTGAGCCAAGCCTCGTTTCATTAAATATGTTTCGAGCTGTCAGAAGGATATAAGTATATGGGTTTAAGTTAATATTTATTTTTAATAATTATACAAGTGATGTTATTATCTACTTCAAATTTTAACTTTCCATTATCCCCACATATTTTTCATTGAGTATCTTGGTGAACAACTCCTTTAGTTCAGGAGTATCATCTACTATATCTATAGCATAAGGATTATAGGTTATGTCGTGCTTCTCTATGTATTGTTGCTTGAACTTGTCCACTGGCATATCATACTCTTCACGCATAGTTTTGTATATTTCTCCATAAATAGTTCTGATACCATCGTTAGTATTATTGCCCATACGAGAAGCTAAGTGTCTGATCTGTATGCTCACATCAGTCTTCCATTTGGAGTATAACATTGGCGGTGTGATTGTAGTAAGCATCTGTGCGATACGAGAGATATTATTGGTTGCACTGGCTATCTGAATAGCAGTTTCTTTATTTATAGTAGGTGCATTGCTTGAAGTTGCTTTATTAATTATGAGATTTTCGATAACATCATAGCACCAGTCCATAAATTCATCGGCAACTGGCTGACGTGACCAACGGCAAATTTCCATTATACCTTTACGATTATAAAAGGTACGTTCTTGAATAGCTCCGTTCCCTCCATTACCACCACCCCCAAACTGGGGGGAGCGACTTAGTTCACTCTTTATACGACAACTAAATCTATCCAGCCTGTCCTTATGCTTCAAGTGAATTTTCTCGATAGCCTTTGCTGGATTACTATATCCCAATGCTCTACCAATCTGTTCTCTCGTTACAAGGTATTCATCATCGGCAGTGTTCCAAAAATCACAAGGAATAGCATCCATAAAGTTTTCTGTGGTTGTAAGTTTTAATGTATTCATCTCAACATCTCCTTTGATATGTATATTTTATTTCCGAGCCTTTCACTGCTCCTAAGTATAGTATATACTGGAAATTTCAGTTTGTCAAGTGATTTTTACAATAAATTTTATCACTTACTCGCTATTAGCAGAAGGAGCAAGTACAGGAGCAAAATCCTCAACCCTATACCTCTGTTTAAGTTCTTCCAGTAAAGCCTTGATGTTATTCTCAGCTTGGTCATCGGGAAGTACATATATATTAGGAACATTTCTCGGCTCACCGTCTATGTAACAACTGCCAGTGGTGTATTTAATGAATATATTGTGGTCTACAAACAAGTCTAAACAAGCATCTACTGTTTTACGATTAAGGTCTAAATCTTTCGCTGTACGTTCTATGCTTCCGTAGAAGCCATAAGCCTGCTGCTCATTTTCGATAATACGTCCTCTGATATAAGCATATACCTTTAGCAAAGTAGATTTACTCAGAGGATAGTTAATGCCAATTATGGTATCAAAAACATCGTAAGAGAGCTTTGCAAACATTTTTGTAGGAAGACTATAAAATTTATCCTCTAAATAGAATCCAACCTGATTTGATATTGGAACAGAGCCTATATCTTTTCCATAAATCTGGGTTATTTCACTATTCTTAATAAGAGACAATAAAACTTTACGCACACAACCAGAGAAAGATTTATCGTGTCTATCAACAGAGTACCCACATTTCTCACAAATCAAACTTATTGATGTAAAACATACCCCCTCTATATTAGAGTATCGTTCAAGGCACAGCCTGACCATTATTTGCTTATAGTCGTTTTCAAAGTAGTCAGTCAGATCAATAGGAACTTTATAAAAATAGTCCAAAAATTATCAAATCCTTTCATTTTACAAAATTAGGCACTCCACAGAAAGTGTGGAGTGATTTTGAATTTATTCCACAAATTTGTGGAATATTTTTTCAAAGCAACGATTTTTTTCCACAAATTTGTGGACTCTACTGGAACGTAATTAAACAGATAACATTAATTAAACAGATTAAAGAGTAGATTTGGGCGTTAATAATTTTTTACGAATTTTCTTTTTGGCTTTATATTCATTTTTATCACTCCCTTTTATCATACACAAAATATTTTCTTACTTACTTCTTATTATAACATCTATTTTTACTTTGTCAAGTGCTTTTTAACATCTACTTATTGAAATTTGTGATTTATTAGATCCCATATTGATTGTTTAACCCCTTGCGTATTTCTGTCCAGCAAAGCTGTCCAGAAACGCCCCATTTCATTGGGGCTATACGCTTGTCCGAAAAAACAAGTTTTTCGTCCAGTATAAATTATTTATTTGCTCAATCAGACACTGAGACAACATGGACATTATATATAGTTCTTTCTTTTCCATATTTATCTATAGTAGTCATTTGTTTTTTATCAATTTTGAAAACCGTTCCAATATCAAGTATCAACTCACCATCTCCTGCATTGTGTTTTGAATTACTATCTTGTAAATCATTTCCAGCTATGTTACTAAAGTAACCTGTAAACAAATAGTTTGTACCTTTGGGGATTAAAATATTCATATATACATTTCGATAGTATGTGTAATCAAAAAGTAAAGTAGTGTACACAAATCCATTATGGTATAGATAATCCTCTGGATATCCTTTTTCTTTTGCCAACTGCATTTCATAATGAATAGATTCTACACCTCTATGAACAATTATGTCCTCCTTCAATGAGTGATTTTTTATTAATTTTTGTAAAAGTTCTTTTTGAAAAAGAATATCACCACTTAAATTAGTCCTTTGACGAATAACGTTATTAAGTGATGTACCTATACGATTAATTATTAATTTTTCTTTTTCGGTGATTCTTTCATATGGATTTTCAACTGCAATAAATTCGTTTATATCTTCTGCTGTTTTAAATTCTTTTGGCTCTTTTTGAAAATACATATTACTGCTCCTTTTATTTTTTTCTATAGTATATCACATATTATTATTTTTTACAAACCTATAATTTTAATGACCTTCGATTTATTTCTATAAACTTGCGATATTTACTTAATTTGAGATACTTCTGATATTTCTGATATAGGTCTAATTTTTGATACTTTTGATTATTTTTTATAGTATTCGGAGAAAACATAGGCTTTATCGGTATTTGAGTGATTTAGGGTTTGAATTGGTTTTTGAAGTGTTTGAGTATGATCTGAGGTGAATGAGTGGTGAATGAGTTATATTTTTGATTTGGACTTGATTGCAGATGAGATATTATAGTGTTATTCTTGTGATACTTATATCAGGCTCTGTGATTAGATTTGAGAGGTGTTTGTGTAGATAGGGTAAGATTATGTTTTAAGCATGAAAGTGAGCGTAGAGTGTGTTGCAGTTTGTCTGAAAGTGTGATATGGATGAGGATTTTTTGGTTTTGATATAGGGGATTTTTGAGATTGTTTTTATTGATCTAGAAGTGGGATGGATAGGGGAGTTTGTCGAAGAGCAGTACCGAATGATTTTTGATGATTTTTGGAGTGAGAGATTTGGTGGTGAGATTTTTGGTGATTTGAGTGTTGATTTGGATTTTTAGACGTGTGAGTCGAGTGGAACTACTATAGGCTTTCTGAACAATCAAACTGCAATTTCAAATGTAAACATACCCCTCTGTATTGCCGATTCTATGCCGTTTTTGCCCCAAAAGCAACATAGACAGACATATTTTAGAAATATTTCTACTAACATTTCTTAATGAATTTTAGAGCTAATTTTATTAACATTTCTTGAATTTGTTATATAAATATTGTTGTTGGCAGCATTAAAAATAATGACCAACAGTCACTTTTTAATAATGACTATTGGTCATTATTAGTAGTTCGCTGACATTGCTAATTTATTTAACACTGTTAAATAAATAAAACCAAATCAAAGCATAATAAAGAAAACAAGAGAAAACAAAAGAAAATAGAAGCATATACAAGATATTTTAAAAATATCCTACAATTTTGTACACTTACAATTCTACATACATAACATAATACATAACATACATATATACAATACTATTTATTACCATGTATCCAATATCATTCACAACCTATAACCGCAGTATCCGGCACAATACATTTAAGTATAAAATTATGCTCATATGCTCACCACACAAGCTCTTCAGGCAAGTCCATTGTACTACACTAATATAATCCTCGGGTCAATCGCTTTAATCTCTACCACATCTCAACAAATAACTTTATCCCTACATTATTACTATACATTATACCTTTGTATTATATCTGTATTATACCATCGCACTAACTAACACAAAAATCTATCGGCAAAAAACACACATAACTAAATCAACACTCAATAAAATATTGCCGATAATATTTTTGACTATAACATCAGACCTCTGATAATATTCTCCCAACTTCCAGATTCTCGCCTAATCATAAATAATAACACGTCATATAAACAAATATACACGCTCCACAGCAACATTATATACAATAGTATAATTACACTACCGCATATAATAAGTGGCTGTATAGGCGTGTATGGCGTGTTATTGCGTTATAGTGATATATCTATATTATTATCAATGATATATTTAACTGCATTTGTTATAAATGTAGCTTTGCTTATATTCATATCTTTACAATAGTTTTCTAACATCTCATTTGTTTCAGGCTTGATTCTTATATTGATATTTTTATAATGCTTTTTGTTATAATTATTATTATATTCAATTTTTTTATCCACTATAAATTACCTCTTTTGTGCATTATTATATGCAATTTTTCTAAATTTGTGATTATAGACTGCAAATTTGTGCAATATCACAACAAATGCGCATTATATACGGTATATTCAACTGTTTATACATCGTTTTATACTTATATTTTGTTGTCATTTTGTACAATTTACGTCATAATGCACAAAACCTTATGCTTGCAATACATGCGACTATGTGATATAATAATATCAAGATAAGAAAAGGAAATACAAAAGAACACAAAAAGTAAATCCTTAAATTTAAACTTATCTCAAGTAGGTGATAAAGAATGATACCCGACGACAGTACCGTTAGCGAGTCTGTTGTTGTAATCAATGGCATTGAGTTTGAAGACCTTGACGCTTATTATGATTACATAACAGACATCGACTAACAGCAAGGGCATAGGGCGAAATCAATCGCCCTTGTAAGTCCCTTTAATAGTCAGTGTATCACAAAACAAAAACAATGTCAAGTATATTTTTGAAGGCAAT